AGGACAATAATCAAGCTGCACCGTCGCCGCCGGCGGCTCCGGGCACACACCGTGTAGATCGCGCCCCTGCTTCGTGGAAGAAGGAGGCCAAGGGCGAGTGGGCGGCTGTTCCCCTCCACATCCGGCAGGAGGTGCATCGCCGTGAGATGGAGATCAGCAAGGCGCTCAACGAGGCCGCGCAGTCCCGCCAGCAGGCCGAGCAGTTCCAGCAGGTCGTCACGCCCTACATGGCGCGCATCCAGTCCTTCGGCGTGACCCCGCAGCAGGCGGTCGCCCAGCTGTTGCAGGCCGACCATGTGCTCGCCACCGGCACCAAGACGCAGCGCGCGCAGCTGATGGCGAAGCTGGTCAAGGACTACGACGTGGACATCTCCGAGCTGGACTCGGCGCTGGTCGGCGCGATCCAAGGCCAGCCGCAACAGCCGCAGCAGCCCGACATTCAGGCGCTGGTTCAGCAACAGCTGCAGCAGGCGCTCGCGCCGCTCTACCAGCAGCAACAGCAGGCGCAGATGGCGCAGCAGCAGCAGGTCGAACAGACAGTCGAGCAGATGGCGCTTGATCCGAAGTATCCCTACTTCGACGAGGTGCGTCAGGACATGGCCGATATCATCGAACTGAACGCTCGCAGGGGCATTGCGGTTTCGCTGGATGATGCCTACAATAAAGCCGTCCTTATCAACCCGCAGGCGCAAGAGCAGATGCAACGGCAGACGGCGGCGCAACAGTCGAACCAGCAGCACCTTCAGGCGCAGCGCGCCAAGGCGGCTTCGCTGAGTGTCACTGGCGCACCGGCAGCCGGCGGAAGCAACCAGTTTGCGGGAGATGGTTCCCTGCGGGGGTCCATCGAAGCAGCGTTCAGTAATTTGCGGCAATGACCGACAGGTTGTTCCGCGCAGTCGTAGGGCAGGTCGTCCCGCTGTTGAGGCAGGACGACTTCCCGAGGCAGTACCGTCGGACATTCCAGATGCCACCGACTCCTCCAGCAAGTGAAGCGGATGTGCCGCCCATCACACCAGATGAAGCACCCTCCCTTTCCCTTCCTTTAGGAGACTCAAATGGCATTCCCCAATAGCGCGATCAGCGACATCATCGCGACCACCATCCAGTCGCGCACCGGTCAAATCGCCGACAACGTTACCAAGAACAACGCCCTGCTCGCCCGCCTGAAGCAGCGCGGCAACGTCAAGCCGTTCTCCGGCGGTAACGTCATCCTGCAAGAACTGTCCTTCGCCGAGAACGCGAACGCCGGCTACTACTCCGGCTACGAAACCCTGCCGGTCGCCGCCTCCGACGTGATCAGCGCCGCGCAGTACGACATCAAGCAGGCCGCCTGCCCCGTCACCATCTCCGGCCTCGAACAGCTGCAGAACGCTGGCAAGGAGCAGATCATCGACCTGCTCGAAGCCCGCATGACTGTGGCCGAATCGACGATGGCGAACCTGCTCGCCGCTGGCGTCTACTCCGACGGTCTGGGTTCCGGTGGCAAGGAAATCACCGGCCTGAAGGCCCAAGTGCCGACCGATCCGACCTCCGGCACTGTCGGCGGCATCGACCGCCAGACTTGGAACTTCTGGCGCTCCAAGGTCTTCGACGCCACCACCAACGGCGGCGCGGCCACCACGGCAGCCAACATCCAGACCTACATGAACACCCTGTGGGCCTCGCTGGTTCGCGGCCAAGACCGTCCCGACCTGATCATCATGGACAACGCCTACTGGGGCTTCTACATGGCCTCGCTGCAGGCGATCCAGCGTTTCACGTCCGACACCGACGCCAAGCTCGGCTTCGTGTCGATCAAGTACATGGACGCGGACGTGGTGCTCGACGGCGGTATCGGCGGCTTCATGGCCTCCAAGGAAATGTACATGCTCAACACCAAGTACATCTTCCTGCGCCCGCACAGCCAGCGCAACATGGTCCCGCTGTCGCCGGGCCAGCGCTACTCGGTCAACCAAGATGCCGCCGTGCAGATTCTGGCTTGGGCCGGCAACCTCACCGCCTCCGGCCTGCAGTTCCAAGGCAAGATGGTCGAGTAACGGTTTGCGCCACCCGCACCCCAACCTTCATTGGGCTGATTATCGTCGAATCTCGCGGGTGGCGCTCCTCTCTCTGAAAGGAGAACAGCATGGCAGGCAAAGCAGGCGCAGTAATCGGTCTGGCCTCTGGCGCACAGTCGAACATCGCACCGGCGAAAGCCCTTGTCGATGGCACGACCAGCGCACGCGGCTGCACGACCAACTTCATCGGGTTTGGCCTCGGCGCGACTTCACAAGAGCCGCTGCCCGAGGACTTCAGCGCAGCGGATGACACCGTTACGCTGGCGGTCACGGCTGGTGCGGATCACGTTCCGACCTACACGGCAATCGCCGGCAACACCCACGACAAAACCTTGTCGTGGCCCGAGGTTGTTACCCCGTAATGCTCAACGGGGCAAAATCTCCGGACGGGGCACTGTACGTCAGTACGGTCGCCCCACAGCCGGGGGACGTTTACAACGGCGGTATCGCGATGACCCCGCTGGGCGTCGTGCGCGTCACCCAAGGGTCTGCGCCCACCGGCTTCGTCAATGGGCTGGGCGTGGTCAATCCCGGCGCACTGGCGATTGCCCTCGGCGGCGTGATTGCCGGATACAACAACGGACTTCCAGTGACCGACACGGGCGCACTGGTCTGTCAGCTTAATCAACCCGTATCGCCCGGCGATGCGTATGTTGGTGGCATCCGCGTGGGGCCGCTGGGAGGGGTGTACCTAATCGACACCGCCCCCGTGCTCCCTTTTAGCTTCTCGATAGGATTCTCAGGAGGCTTCGATGCCCCGTAAGTCAATCAACGAACTGTTGGCACAGGCGCAGTCGAGCTTCCCCGACAACACGACTCGGGACATCACTCCCGAGAAGTTGCGGACGTTCTGCGAGGACTTCCTGAACGCCATTTCGCCGGCCTATGGCGTGCTCCAGAAGCCGAACCCGTCGAGCGTCCTGTACGGGCTGACCCCCATCGTCATGATCTTTGAGACGCGCACCGACAGCGACCCGTCTCAGACGACCTCCTCGGCGGCGCAGGGCACGATCACGCGCTCCGAGCGCGGCACCAGCACGATCAACTTCACAGCTGACCTCGAAGCCGCCAACGGGCGCTTCGTCAGCTTCACGCTGTACAAGAACGGCGTCGCAACCCCGTGGCGCACCACCGGCAACGGGGCCGGCACCGGCAACCCTGTCGGCGTCGCCCTGACCGCTGTCGACTACGCCGATCCCCCTGCCGTCTACGACATCCGCGTGAGCGCCGAAATCAACAACGTCAACGTCGTCGTCTCCAACGCTGCGCTCGTCCTCCAGCTTGAGCCGGTTCGCAGCTTCACGTAAAGGAACACAGTCATGGGATGCAAGAAACGCCCACCGAAAAAGTAGTAGCGGGATGGTATGGCCCGTTTTCCCTCCTTACCAACATCTAAAAGGATAATCATGCAACGCCAAATCGCTGAAGACTTCGTGATGCCGGACATTGATCCGCGTTTCGATCCTCTTGCCACGCTGGACAACAGTCAGACGGCCAACCGCTATGCGCTGGACCACAAGCTGTTCGTCTCCTTCTACACCAAGCCGGTGCTGAACCCGATCAAGAGCACCGAGGCCGGTCGTCAGGTGTTCGACGAGAAGGACTACATCCGCATCATGACTCCGGGTAGCCAGCTGTCGGTCATCGACACCCCGATCAACTCGGGCAACTACATGGAGCGCTTCGGCGACAAGTACCGCAAGTGGAAGGCGGGGCAGGCCGAGCTGATTTCCGGCACCCCCATCGACGCCTTCCCCTTCCTGCTTGGTCGCGTTGCATTGGTCGCCGAACTCAAGGCGATGGGCGTGCATACCGTGGAACAGCTGGCCGGCCTGCCCGACAGCGCCATGCACAGCCTGATGGGCGGCAACGAGCTTCGCAAGCGTGCCGCCGAATGGCTCGACCAGACCACCGGCACCGATGCCCAAGTGTCCAAGATCGCCAAGGAAAACGACGATCTGAAGGCGCAGATGGCTGCGATGCAGGAACAGATGAAACAGCTGATGGCCGCGAAGCCTGCCGCCAAGAAGGAGTAAGCAATGGCTGAAGTCCGTGACGTGAAGTGGGTGGTAACTCAGGCGATGGTCGAGATGGGCTTGCCCAAACCGGCTGAAGTCGTCACGTCACCGGACTCCACCGTGCAGCAGATGGTTGCCCTGCTCAACCGTGCCGGCAGCGACATGGTGATCGGCTTCCCGTGGGAACAGTTGATCAAGAAGTGGATTCTGACGACCGAGGACGGGGTGCCTGCTTACGACATGCCCTCCGACTGGTCGTACTTCCTCGACCAGACCCAGTGGGATCGCACGAACCACTGGCCGCTGCTCGGCCCCAAGACGGCGCAGGAGTGGCAGTGGCTCAAGGGCGGGCTGCTGTCCTCCGGCCCGCGCCTCCGTTACCGTGTCGTCAGCGGGCAGTTTGAACTGTGGCCGGTGCCCTCTGCACTCAACACGCCGACCAACGGGGCGGATGGAACATTCGCGCCTTGGACGCTGGCGATGGAATACGTGTCGGAGAACTGGCTGAAGGATGCCGGCGTCGCCAACACGTTCTACTCCGAGTGCACCAACGACACCGACATCGTGCTGCTCGACCCGTGGATTCTGACCGCGTACCTCAAGCTGAAATTCTGGGAGGCCAAGGGTCTGGACACGACTGCCTACACCAAGGACTTCCTCGGTACGTGGGAGGCCCGCATCGGCAAGAACAAGGGTGCTCCAATGCTGACGCTGGCCCCGCGTGCCCGCACGATGCTGATCGGCATCAACAACATCCCCGACGGTAGCTGGAACGTCGGCAACGGGAACTCGACCTGATGCTGTTCCAGCCCACCCGCCAAGTCTCGCAGGTACAGACGCGCCCCGCGCCGATCAAAGGCATCAATGCCTACGACGGTATCGGCTCCATGCCCGAAGGGTACGCGATCATCCTGCGGAACCTGTTCGCCCAGCCCTACGGGTGTCAGGTGCGGCGCGGCTACATCCGCCACGCCACCATCGTCGG